ACGTCGACTTTATCCAGGTGGTGGGCTGATGGGCGCCGTCGTCGAGAGCATGGGCGCAATCACAGAACTGAGCGAGCGCTGGGCGCCGAGCCACAGCTACAGCGGCTACCAGTCGCTCAATCTCTACAACCAGCACTATTACACGTATGCGACCATCTATGAGCAACAGCCGAACGTGCGCACTTGCGTCGATTTCTTGGCGCGCAACGTCGCCCAGCTCGGGCTACACGTGTTCCGCCGAGAGGGCGAGACCGACCGCGTGCGGCTGCGCGAGCACCCGCTGACGCTGTTGCTGCGGCGACCCAATCCGTGGACCACGACCTACCGACTGATCGAGTCGGTAATGGGCGACCTGGGGCTCTACTTCAATGCCTTTTGGCTCAAGCTCAAGGATGGACTGGGGCGACCGGCCTTGCTGCGCGTTCCGCCCGAGCTGATGACGGTCAAGGGAGGGCTGGCGCCCAGACTCTACGAGGTCAGTATCGGCGGGAAGCCGCTCCATTACGCGCCTGAACAGATTGTGCATTTCCGGGGATACAACCCCGCAAGCAGCACGACAGGGCTCTCTCCGATGGAGACGTTGCGGCGAATCCTGGCGGAAGAGATGTCGATGGGCCGCTACCGTGAGGGCTATTGGCAGAACGTCGCCCGCATGGGCGGGGTCATCGAGCGCCCAACCGAAGCGCCAGACTGGAGTCCGCAGGCGCGAGAGAGATTCCGCGCAGAGTTCGCCGCGCTCTACAGCGATGAGGGCAACTCGGGCGCGACGGCCATTCTCGAGGAGGGGATGACCTGGAAGCAGAACACGTTCTCGGCGCAAGAGTCCGAGTATGTCGCGGGGCGCAAGCTGACCCGGGCCGAGTGTGCGCGGGCCTACCATATCCCGCTGCCCATGGTCGGCATCCTGGACAATGCCACGTTCAGCAATATCCGGGAGCAGCACCGCAACCTGTACCAGGACTGTCTGGGCCCGTGGCTGGCGATGATCGAACAGGAGATCGAGCTGCAGATGCTGGATCCGACGCCAGAGAACGACGGCGTCTACTGCGAGTTCAACATCGCCGCCAAGATGGCGGGATCGTTCGAGGAGCAGACCGCCGCCATGCAGGCCTCCGTGGGACGCGCCTGGATGACACCCGATGAGGCCCGCGCGAGGATGAACCTGCCGAGCATGGGCGGCGACGCCGCCGAACTGGGCACGCCGCTCAATGTGCTAGTTGGCGGGCAGGCCAGCCCCCAGGACAGCGGATCGGACGGCGGCGTGATGGCGCTCACGATCCCGGGAGCCAAGGCAGACGGCCGCGTCGATTCTACGTTGCCGCGTACGCGCGCACGGCATGAGGAAAAGTGGCAAGAGGTCTTGGAGCACACCTTCAAGCGGCAACGCGACGCCGTGCTCCCCAAGGTGCCACGCAAGGCGACGCCGGTGCTGATGATCGAAGAGATATGGGACGCGGCGCGATGGAACCGCGAGCTGGAGGCCGACTATTACCGGCTCAACTATGCCACCGCCAGCGTGTGGGGCGAGTACATGGCCGACATGACCGCCGCCGACTTTGACGTCGCGCTGATGGATGCCTGGCTCGCGGAGAACGCGCGCATCGCGGCAGAAGAGATCAATGGCCACACACGCGACCTGCTGGCATCCGCGCTGACTGCGGAAGTGGTAGTGGACGCCATCGCACACGTTTTCGAGGTGGCGCTCTCGAAGCGGGCGCCAGAGCTGGCGGTGCGGGGCGTCACCACGGCGAGCGTGTTCGGCTCCCAGGAGGGCGCTCGACAGGGCGGACTCAAGACTAAGACTTGGAAGGTCAACTCGCAGAACCCACGCCCAGAGCATCGGGTGCTCGACGGCGAGACGGTAGACATCGGGGATCTGTTCTCCAACGGGATGAAGTGGCCGGGCGATCCGGCCGGTGGCGCTGAGAACAACGCCAACTGCAACTGCTCGGTCATATTCGGGAGGTAGCGATGCTATACAAAACGTTTGGGGCCCAGTTCAAGGCCGTCGACGAGGGGCAGGGCGTGTTCGAGGCCCTGGTGGCTGTATTCAACAACGTCGATCGTGGCGGGGATCGCATCCTACCCGGCGCGTTCGAGGCCACGCTGCAGACCTGGTCGCAAAAGGGACGTCCGATCCCAGTGATCTATTCGCATGAGTGGGACAACCTGGACGCGCATATCGGTCAGGTGCTCGAAGCCAGCGAGACCGATGAGGGCCTGCTGGTCAAGGGGCAGCTCGAGATGGACGAGCCGTTTGCCAATCGTGTCTACAAGAAGATGACCAATGGCACGCTGGCCGAGTTCTCGTTCGCCTATGACATAGTCAAGTCGACGCCGGTCTCGGACGATGATCGGATCGAGCCAAACCACTATCAGGATTTGGAGCAGCTCGACTTGCTGGAAGTGGGCCCATGCCTGGTGGGCATGAATCCCGACACGCAACTGATCACTATCAAGAACGCGTTGGCCTCGATCAAGGCGGATGCGGATACCGCTGGCAAAGAGGCCGAGGCGTTGCAGGCGATTCACGATCTAGCAGTCTCTCTCGGCGCCAAGTGCGTCGGGGCGGATGATAGCGGTGGCGACGACCAGGACGACGACTCGGACGAAGGCGAGGCCGCCAACGGCGGTAAGTCGAGCGATCCCGCGTCCAAGACCCTGGCCGCACGCGTCGCGATAGAACTAATCGAATCAGGCATAGACGACACAGGAGTGTAAGATGACTCTCAAGGAGCTACAAGAAAAACGCAAGGCCGCTCTGCTGGCGGCTCGTGCCATCTGCGATGCGGCCGAGAAGGCCCAGCGCGATTTCTCGGCTGAGGAGCGGGAAAAGGTCAAGGGCTATCTGGATGAGGCCTCGGAGTTGCAGGCCGAGATCAAGAAGAAAGCCGCGGATGACGACCTGCGAAAGCAGATCGCCGCAATCGGCGATGGGATCGACCTGGTCACGACCCCGGACCAGCTCGGCGGCGTCCCAGCCGCGCAAAAGGGCACCATCGGTCAGCGATTCGTGAACGCCCCGGCGTTCAAGGAATGGCTGGAACGATTCCCGAACGGGATGATCCCCACCAGCGCCAAGGGCATCATGAGCCCGCCGGTAGAGTTCCCCACGTTGTTCCCGCGCAAGACGCTACTCACCGGGGACAGCGACACCAGCGCCGGGGCGTTCGTGCAGACCGACTATACCGGAATCTATGAGCCCCTGGGGCGCATGCCGTTGGTGCTGCGAAACCTGGTCAATACCCGCCAGACGCAGAGCGACACGGTTGAGTTCGTGCGGCAGGTGACCCAGGTCTCGCAGGCGACGCCCGTGGCCGAGGCCAACGTCACGACCTACTCGGGCGCCAGCGGCGAGGTGAGCGGCGAAAAGCCCGAGGGGGCCATGTCGTTCGAAAAGGTCACCGAGACCGTCAAGACGATTGCCGTCTGGATTCCGGCGACCAAGCGCGCGCTGTCGGATGCCAGTCAGCTGCGCGGTATCATCGACCAGGAGCTGAGCGACGACCTCAATGAAGAGTTCGAGGACCAGCTGGTCAACGGCAACGGCGTGGGCGAGAACTTTACCGGTATCCTGAACACGTCGGGCATCCTGACGCAAGCCTGGGACACTGATCTGATAACCACGTCGCGCAAGGCGATCACCACGCTGCGCACGACCGGACGCGCGACTCCCACGGCATGGGTGATGAACCCGGCAGACATGGAGACCATCGACCTTCTCAAGGACGGAGACAACCGATACTACTGGGGCGGCCCGATGCGCGAGGGTCCGCGCACGCTTTGGGGCTATCCGGTGGTAGAGTCCGAGGCCAAGGCCGAAGGTTCCGCAATTCTCGGCGACTGGCGCAAGGCAGTCGTCTGGGATCGTCAGCGTTCGACGATCGCTGTCTCGGACAGCCATGAGGACTTTTTCATCCGGAACATGGTGGCGATCCTGGCCGAGATGCGCGCGGCGTTCGGCGTGATCCGTCCGACCGCGTTCATCGAGGTCGATTTCGCCGCGGGTTCCTAGGACCCACCTGAGCACTGACGAATAGGAGCTGAGCATGGCGCTGTGTGTCAATGTCGTCTGCCGAAACCTGAACGATGATCGCGTGATCCCGCGATTCGCGCGGTATCTGCGCGACTATCTAGGCTGGGACTTGACCGCAGCGCCTGCCGATGGCTATGACGTCACCTACCTGATGGCCTACTTTGAGGGCCAAAAGGTAAAGGAGTGGCCCGACCATCCAGTCGCGGCCTACTTTACCCATCGGGAGGAGCAGCCTCTCAAGAACGCCAAGGCTCGACTGTTCGACCGAATGGCCCAGCGCGTCGATCTACGCGTGATGATGTCGCGCATCTATGGCGATATGGTTGTCGAACACGGGCCCACGATCCAGCCGCCGCTGCCGGTTGAGCAGGACCGGTTCACTATCGACAAGGCTCCCAAGGGCGCGCGGCCAGTGTTCGGCCTTTCGGGGTACACCTACTCGAACCATCGCAAGGGCGAGGACCTGGTGCGCGGCATGTTGGAGAGTCCCATCGCCCAGAAGGTCGACTGGCGGGCCAGCGGGCGCGGATGGCCGGTGCCCACCAAGCGGCACCAATGGGCCGACATGCCTCGGTTCTACCAGAGCCTCGATGTGCTGGTCTGCCCGAGTCGCGTGGAAGGCGGCCCCATGCCCGTACTGGAGGCGTTGGCCTGCGGGGTGCGCGTGGTCGTGCCGATCGGCGTGGGCATCATCGACGAACTGCCGGATGTGCCTGGCATCTATCGGTACGAGCGGGGCGACCTACCTTCATTGCTCGGCGCCATGGAGTATGCCGCCGAAGGCGGAGACGTTGACCGCGAAGCGCTGCGGGACGCCGTGGCGGAGTATACCGTCGAGGGGTTCTGCCTAGAACACGAGCAAGGCATAGCACAGCTTGTTCATGGCGGCGCGCATGCCGGCCTCGCGAGTGAGACGGTGACTGATAGCGAGCCTGTGGTCATTCCCGAGGTCGAGCCGACCGAACAGGGCACCGGATCGTCTCGCGGCATCTATTGCGTGGCTTTTGGCGATCCGGCCCGCGCGGCGGCTCTGACCATGATGGAGAGCGCCAAGCGGCACATGCCAGACATCCCCATTGCGCTCTGCGCCGCCAGCGCGATCGGGCCCGAGGACGTGCTGATCGTCCAGCCCGACAGCGACATCGGTGGCCGTCGCGCCAAGCTGAGAGCTTACGAGCTGGCGCCCGCCGAATGGCAAGCGGTCCTCTACCTGGACGCTGATACCGAGGTGGTCGCGCCGATCTATCCCTATTTCGAGTGGATCGAGGATGGGTGGGAGTTTGTGATCTGCAAGGATCCCCACCTTATGGATACGATGCACAGCTTTGAGCGCTCGAACAACAAGAAGGAGCTGATCGACGTCCAGCGCAGTGTCCGGACACTGCACACATTGCAGTACAACGGCGGTGTCTGGGCCTTTGGCCGCAACCAGCGCGTCGCGGCGTTTTTCCGGCGCTGGCAGGCTGAATGGGAACGCTATGCCCAACGCGATCAGGGCGCGCTTATCCGTGCCATGTACACCGATCCGCTCAAGGTCTTTGTATTGGGCAACGAGTGGAACACGTTTCCGAAATACACCAGGGGCATCCGGACTGCCGGCCTTATGCACTATCCTGGCCGTGCCCGCCGCTGGAAAGGATTGATCCCTGGGCGCATTGACAGTCCAGAGGCATGGCAGGCCGTCGAGCGATTCCAGCGCAAAGGGAGGTAGCGTGGACATTCTGAATCTGGGGGCAGGAAACAAACCTGTCGAAGGCGCGATCAACCATGACGTGCGCCTCGACACGCGGCGGCCATGGGTCACCGTCGCACACGATCTCAATGAACGTCCCTGGCCATGGGAGGACGATAGCTTTGACTTGGTGGTCGCCTGCGCCGTGCTCGAGCACCTGCGGATCAACCTGATGGAGTCGCTCAGCGAGTGCTGGCGAATCCTGCGCCCAGAGGGTGTGCTTCATATCAAGTTGCCCTACTGGCGGCACGAGAACAGCTACACCGACGCGACACACTACTGGGTATACGGGC